TTTATAATGCAAATATAAATTTAAGGAAATTAATTTCCAAACGCTTTAATAATTANCACTCCAGCCACTTCTTCTATCTTATCCTTCGCTAGTTCAGGTATTCGTACCCAACCACTCCGCCAATTATTAAACGTATAAATCGGCACCTTGCATTCATCAGCGAGCCTTTTAGCCATCTCAGATGATTCACATACTGGTAAACTGCGCAAATAGGTTCGTAATGCCATGCCATCCATTGTTTTTTTCTTCTTTTTTTCTTCCATATTTAATTAAATATTGAATATTGTTTTGTAGATTTGTCATGCAAATATAAATTTAAGGAAATTAATTTCCAAACGCTTTAATAATTAATTTCCTATCATTTTAATTATAAATATGAAACACTTTGGAAATCAATTAGATGAATTATTTAGAAAAAAAAGAATTATTCAAAAGGATTTTGCTGATAGAATGGGGGTAACTGCGGTTACTATAACTAAATGGAAATCCCAAGAAAGTATTGATGCCGCTAAATTGGAGGCAATATCTAAAATATTAAATATACCCATTTCATATTGGTTTGATGATGAAAATTGTCAGCTCAACCAATCAGTCGTTGGCGATGGGAGTGCAGCCTCTATATATGGTAATGCTACCGCTGGAGTTATAGCAGACAAAGATAAAGAAATAGAGCATCTGAAACAGTTACTCAAAGAAAAAGAGAGGCTAATTCAAGTATTAATGAATAAATAATATTGTAGTTATGATAGAATTAAAGGCTAGACCTTTTTACGCCTAAATACTGGGACGTAATCGGGACAGAAGTATGAAAAAAGAGAGATTATCCATATTATTAATCAGCCTATTAGTGGAAGCAAAATGTGTCAATAGCNAAATCCGCCGGGACGAAATCGGGACACCCTATTTTATGGGTCAAATTCTATTCTCGGATTATAATGCTAACATCCTACCAGCCGAATATTTTTTGTGAAAGTATATAGGGAGGTAAGAGTTTTTCGTTATCTTTGCTCCCTACATGATAAAACTGATTTTATTTTCCTGTTAACCATTAGGATCATAAGATATACCTTCTTGATGATTTCTTTAAGTAAAAAATGAGAATTAATGAATATGAGAAATTTGTTTTTGACTTTAGCTTTCGGTCTATGTTCCGGCGTATTCGCCCAAAATACGACTGTTTTTGAATCTCCTATTATGGGGTGGAGCTCATGGAATACCTATCGGGTTCATATCAATGACACCTTAATAATAAGGCAAGCAGATGCTATGGTGCAAAAAGGACTGAAAGAAGTAGGCTATTCCTATGTGAATGTAGATGACGGTTTTTTTGGATGGCGGGATGAAAAAGGAGTGATGCAAACACATTCCGAGCGTTTCCCGAATGGATTGAAGGGAGTGGCGGATCATATTCATTCTTTAGGATTGAAAGCCGGCATTTATTCGGATGCGGGAAGCAATACTTGCGGTTCCATCTGGGATAAAGATATGAACGGCATAGGTTCCGGTTTGTACGGACATGAATTTCAGGATGCCACGTTGTATTTTAAAGAGTGGAGATTTGATTTTATCAAGATTGATTATTGCGGAGCCGGTCAGGAATTGAATCTGGAAGAAGAAAAACGATATACCGAAATACGCCAGGCTATAGATAATCTGGGTTGCGGACATGTTTCTATTAATATCTGTCGATGGGCTTTCCCGGGTACTTGGGCTAGAAACCTTGCTCGTTCATGGCGAATCAGTGCGGATATCCGCCCGGAGTGGGGATCAGTAAAATATATCATCGATAAAAATCTTTATCTGTCTGCCTATGCGGGAGAAGGTCATTATAATGATATGGATATGTTGGAGATAGGTCGAGGGCTAAAACCTGAAGAGGAAGAGGTACATTTTGGAATGTGGTGTATCA